CTGTCCACCACCTCGGCGTGATCTTAAAGTTTGAAACGTTCGTATATGTTACGGTCGTACTGCCCGGAGGTAATACTGGAAGCTCACCGCCGAGATTTACGAAGTTGTTAAGCGAGACGGTATTGCCCGAGTCTATCTTGTAGGCCTCACCGATATCGAGGTCGATGTAGATCGTTCCGGACAGAGCGTTCTTGGTTGAGTCGACTGTGCCGGTGTAGTTGCCCTGATCCGTTACGGTTGAAATCGGATAGGTCGAGTATGTGCCGCTCTTCCAGCGAACCGTGATAGTCGAGGATCCGTTATAAATGACCTCGCACGTTACGGTCTTCGTTTCAGATGTTCCGCTCTTAGTAATAGTGATATCTATTGTCTTCGAGACGGTCGAGCTCGTTCCTGCGGTGAATGTGGTTGGAGTCGCTTCTAATGTAAACGATCCAGATGAGCCAGACCTTGTCAGGCCGTTAGCGTTCGCATCCGAAAAGGTTACCTTTGTATCAGAAGGCTTAAATGTCGCTTTAGGCCCGTAGAATGTGATCGTATTGCCTGTATTATAAACGCCTGTATTGTTGATAGTCGCAACGTCGACGAAGTAATATCCTGTAGCGGATGACGACGCAACGGACAAATCTAAGTCGGTCATACCTAATATGGCATTAAGGACCTTTATCTGCTGCGTCCCGAGATTAATCGTTCCCGCACTACCATTCGACGTGAACTGAAGCAGCGGATGAGAATCGAATAAGGTCGGATTAGATATCGTCCCATTATTCGCCACCGATGTCGCAGTTTCGCCGCTCTTCAAAAATCTCTGCGGTTTGCAGTCGAAGGTAATATCGAATGTCCCCTTCTCTAATAAGATGGGAGAAACTTCCAGCCCGCTCTTATAGACCGCCATTCTGTACTCGTCGGGATTATACTCATCTTCAAGACGTTTGTATCCGGTTTTCGAGCAAAGATAATTTCTTAAATTGGAGATCCCAGTCGCAAAGTCGGTCTGATCGTCTCCTACGGCTGATGCTCTGAACTTGACCTCGATATTGTCGAATCTACCTCCATCACGTGCATATGTTCCATTTCTGCCGGGTATCGTTATCATCTCGACATCTCTTACAGGAGCATCGAACACAGTCACGCCTGTCAGATATACACCGAAGTCTTTTGAGCTCTTACTGTCGAAAGTAAAGCCTTTGAAATTAGTAACTGTTAAATCCATGCCATTTTTCTCCTGTTCTCTAACTCGATGATTCGTCTCTGGACTGCATCAGCTAAAGCGTTCACGTCCATATTAGGTGTGGCGTTGATGTTTATGATCGTCTCGCCTGTGAATCGTCTATCCATCTCTTCCCATAACTTCTTAAGAGGAAGAACTGCCTCAGCTCCGGCTTCTCCTACTCCGGTAAGGACTGTCGGCGAATTGAAGATACCGCCGTTCTTATACCATTGAATACCGAGTGAAGGAATGACGCCCTTTAATAGATCTGAGATCTTCCATCCGGGAGGACTAATCGAGAAGTGCGGAAGACTGATGTGCGGCAGCTGAATATTCAAGTTGCTGAACAGACCTTTTATTTTTTCTATTATGGCCTGTATGAAAGCGAATGCCGTGTCTATAGGATGAGTGAGTGCATAGCCTATCGCCTGACCTATCGCCACGACTCTATCCTTTAACATCGTGAACTTCTCAACTACCCAGTCTTTCAGAATCACCGCTTTTTCTTTTATGGTGTCCCAATTCCTATAGAGCAGAACTCCAACGGCGATGATAGCAGCGATAACTCCAACGACCGGAGCTGCGGCTGCTAATACTCCACCGATAACCGGACCGATGGTAGCCATTAACGACATGATTGACGAAATAGCGAATGCCAGTTTGCCGACTACGATAAGGACCGGAGCAAGTGCAGCAACGACGCCCGCAATAGTTCCGATGATCGCCAGCGTTTCAGGAGACAATTGCGATAACCAGCCCGCAACTTTTTCCATAAAGCCAGCGACCTTCTCCATAGCCGGAGCAAGATATCCTGCGAGCTGCATACCGATAGTATTTATAGCTGCTCCCCAGGTAGCCTTTATCTCGTCCAGGCTATCGTTGAACTCGTTTGCTTTCTGTAGCGTTTCCTCGTCTACAAGCTCGAGGCCATTGCTCGCAAATACGTCCGCAACTCTCTTATAAGTCTCTCCTGCGTCCTCAATGAGCGGATTCAGTTCGGAGGCGGACTTGCCGAAGATCTGCATAGCAATTGCATCACGTTCGGTCTCATTCTCCATCTGTCCGAGTGCAGCAATAGTCTCTGTGAATACGTCGTCCTGAGATCTCAGCTCACCGTTGACATCTGTTACGTTTACACCTAACTTGGCGAACGCATCGGAGGTCGATTTGGTTCCCTGAGCTGCGGAGTACATCGAAGCCTTCATCTTCTTCTGAGATTTGGCTATTGTCTCAACAGATACATCGACCAGGTCTGCTGCGGCTTTGTACTTCTGTAGTTCGAGAACGGAGATCCCGGTAACCTTCGACAGAGTAGTTAAATCATCCGCAGCCTGTCCGGACTTATAAGCAAGACCAGCAAGAGCGACGTCTATACCTGCCGCTGCCATTGATACGCCTTTAAGAGCCTCCCCTGCCGCAGTCGCTTTGTTACCAAATTCCGACATCTTCGAAGCAGCCTGGCCGAGCGACGACGCAGCACCTTTAAGTTTGTTCAGTTCGGCATTGTAGCTTTTCTGCTTACTTTCGGCTTTTATGATCTCACGCTCGAGTTCCCTGTATTCGGCACTTGTCTCGTCGACGTTTTTAGCCCTCATCTGTTCCAGGGCTTTTTTCATCTCGAGGATGTTCTTCTCGCCGCTTTCTGCTGCCTGATTAAGAACGGTTATTTTCTGCTTAAGAAGCTCGACGTTCTTCGGATTAAACTTCAGATCACGTTCAATGGCGGAGATCTCTTTGTCGAAATTTCTCGCCTCGGCTCGTACCGTATTTATTGCTTTTGAAAGTTTAGTGGTATCGCCTCTAAATTCTATGGTGATACCTTTAACTGTTGACGCCATTAATAACCTCCAAAGAAGGCGTCTATGTCAGCCTGAGTCGCTTTCCTCGGCTTCACTTCGGCCTTCTGTCTGTTGTTATATTCGATACAGAAATCCACGACCTGACCTATTGTCATCTTTTGGATGGCCTCATAAGACAGACCTCGGTCAATTCCTGCGAGTATAATCATTTCTATTGAGATATCGCCTTCGGCGTCCCCCGAAGGCTCTCTAAGTTTTTTGAGCTGATTAATCCTTTAGTAATGAGCTCAAATACTGCCGGGCCTACAATATCAACAGGGAACACGTCGAACTTACGGATCCAGAGCTTAGGATCCTCGATATCATCATCATATGCCTTCGCCATTGCCCAGGTAAGGTTGATGAAATCCACGAACTGAACGCCGCAGAGTTCTATCAGGGCATCGTTCAGAATGTCACCATCTATGCTCTTAAGCAGCTCGCCCAGATCTGTCGTCTTATTCTGGTATATTTCGCCTAATAGCTTAGTGAATGCTGACAATACAGGCATAATGTCCGGAACGATATCGTGTCCGAACTGATCCTTATAGATCATCGCCCAGGCTAAATTATTGGAAAGCGTAAGCTCGCTATCCGGACCGAGTTTAATCGTTTTTATCATGACCTTCTCCTTTTAGAAAAATCGGGCCGGTTTCCCGGCCCTTAACGTTTAGGTTGTTGAAATTACAGGAGCAGCAGGAGATGTGAACAGTGACGAATATCCTGCATCTGTTGACTTAAATGTAGCCATCGTTACGCCTGTAGGATTATCTCCAATGCAGACGACAGGAAGTGTCTCTGTCATGGGTTCCTTTGTTTCTGTAATAGTTGAGTAGTTTCTTGTAATGCTGCCAAGAGTGCAGTTGTAAAGAGCTACTCTTCTCTTCTCCGCATCGCCATCAACTTCGAATGCTATGAACACGTTCGGCTTTGTAGGATTCTTTACAGAAGCAACTCCGCCGTTAGTAAGTGTCTTATAGCCGAGGAAGGTCTTCTTGAAGGAATCATCGAACATAGCGACTTCCAGATCGCCCTCGATTTTAGCATTGGAATAACCGCTCCAATAGATGATGTTATCTGCATAGAAGTCATTGGAATCGCTGGACTCGGAAGGTGAGAAGCTCACGGCTCCCGGAATGTGGACAGGAGTTCCAATAGACACTACATCACCTGTTGTGGTAGTGGTTGTCGTATATGTAGCGACATAGAGGTTGGAAATTCCAAATAAAACTTTATTTGCCATTTTTATCTCCTCTAAATGTAGTAATAAATAAGAAAAAGCCCTTCATCCTCTAAGTAGAGGTCTTCGGACTTCTCGAAAATGTAACCGTCTGCAAGAAGAATGTCCTCGATGGCTTTCTCCTTAGCCTCATCTTTCTCCTTAAAGTAGTATTCTAACTGATAAGTGTTCTCCCTCCAGTAAAGAGTGTTATCGGCGGGCAGAGTGTCCTGCCCATTGCCGATATACACGATATAAGGTGCTTCCTGAGGTTTGGAAAAATGAGAGTAAGCACACGGAAGTTTTGTTTTCTGTAATGTGGTAAAAATCGCACTCATAACTTCTTCTCCAGTTCTGCAATTAGTTTTTGTTCAGCCCTGTCACGAGCCGGAGCAATGTGAGGTTGTGGAGTTGAACGGCCATACTCACCCTTTTTATTTCTGATGACATGGCTTTTCTCCAATAAGTGTGTGAGCTGATAGTGCTTCCTGTTGTGGACTGTGAATATTTTAGATCCGCCAGCACCACGTTCAGTCTTGACCGCCCAGTCTCTCGCATAGTCCCCGGTTCTTTTCGGGGAGGTATTTCTCAGATCCTTTACGGTCTCTTTAGCAGTCTTCTCCATAGTATCGTTGGAGATCTCATCCACTTCCTTCACATACTCATTTAAGATGTCGGTGAGTTGTTTCTCAATTTCCTGCATCTGTAGTCTCCGTCGTGGTCGTCTCCGTGGTAATCGTTCCTTCAGTCGTGATAGTTCCTTCAGTTGTGACTGTGCCGGGGTTTATTCTCTCCTGCAAAATAAGGGAAATGCTATCACGCTGAGCAGTCCAGTCCGTCCGGATCACGTCGTAAAACTTGCTTTCAAACTTTATAAGAGTCTCGCCCTCGTAATCTGCTCTGTTCGCAAGCGTAAGCGTGATGGATGGATGGAGGCCTGCTTGTGCTGCATTGTAGAACTCGGAATTATACACACCTCTCGGCTGAACAAAAACGTCACGTCCTGTTCTTGCTATGGTCTCGTTCCCGTAGGCGTCGTATGTCCTTGTTCCGTCCTTGTAAAGTGTGGCAATTGAGTCGTACATATTACAACCTCCAGTCGGTGAAGCCTGTAGCAGTCCCGAGCTGAGCCTTCTGCTCATCATAGGATGCTTTTAACTTATCGTAATCTTCAGGCAGACCGAAATTCATTTTGCAGTATGTAATGACTGCTCTTTTCACTAATGGAGCCAAATCGGTTTCCGTCGTGATGACAAGAACCTCAGGCATTACGCCGCCTCTTTCAAGGTCATCAAGTGCAGCACTTATAAGGAAGTTGAGCTCGGTGTCATATGCCGTGGTAGTGATTCGGAGTGCTGTTTTTACTAATTCAAGCATTGATTTTTACCTCTTTACATTTTCCAGATAGCGACCCTCGTCTTCTGGCCATACGACTAAGTGTCCGATATGACCTACCCTTGCACAAGGCTCGCACCATATTTCATATCCCATATCAGTCGCTCGCTTGCAGAACGCAAGATCTTCGCCGAAGCTGAACTCCGGAGTGAAACAGTTTCCGCACTTTTGGCGAACGGCCTTTAAGATCTCGGTCGTAACTAAAACCGCAGCCATGCCGCACCCTCCGATCTGGAAAGGTACGGATGGATACTCGTCCCACCTGAATCTCTCTACCGGCTTAAGCGAACGGAATATACAAGACTGGTGGCCGGGACGACGTGCGTGGAATATCCCACTAACAAAGTCCTTGCCGGTGTCGTATAGATCGTCGAATAACTCCTCAGTGAATACCATGTCTGAATCCAGCCATAAGACATGAGTGAAGTCACCGCCGATGGCATAGGATACAAGGTTTTCCCTGGCGAGATATACAAGTGTTCCGGATACGGTTTTTACTTCATAATCAATTTGCTCATCATCGAGGCTCTTAATAAGCCCGAGAAGGCTCTTCATAAATTCGACGTGGATATAGTCGAGAGTCGGGATCGCTATCAGTAATTTCATATAAGATCACTTCCTTTACATCAGCTTAGGTTGATGAACCGCTGGATACGGTAACCTTTGCGAATCTGCCGGGAGCCGTTACGTCGATAGCAACGTACAGTCTGCCGAGGATCCTTACGAGGTCCTGAGTCATGAGAGTCTTGTCGTCGAAGACGAACTTAGGATCTGCTCCTTCAGGGAAGTTAGCAGTTACGCCCTTAAGATCGCCGACGATAACGCCTGATACGTTCTCATTGAAGAGCACAGGGAATCCCATGAAAGGATCAAGAGCATAGTTGGCATCCATCGATGCGCCCTTGATCGAAGCATATGTTGATTTGCTCATAAGGCAGCAGATATCAGTAGCTTCGTCGGACAGTTCTGCGAAAGCAGTAAGAACGGCCTTCTTAGCTTCTGCGGATCCAGCGTTCTCAGTAAGTGAGGATGCAGCGATTTTAGCGATAACTTCATCAGCAGCCTTCTTGATGATTCTGTACTCGATTTCATCATACAGATAGTCAAGGAAAGCGGTTCCGGTAAGAGCAAGAGCTTCGTCGGATACGGAGATCCACTTCTTGATCATCTTAGGAACGAGTGTGATGATGCCGAGGGTAAGAGCTTCCTCTGAAACGGCGGATGTGCCTTCAGTATGCCATGCAGCTCCGCTGGATGATGCTTCGTAACCAACTTTGACGTTGCCCTTTACGAAGATGCGGTTGACTCTGGCCATAACTTCGTCGTTATCCCAGGCAGTATTGATCTTGTCTTCAAGATAAGCAGGAACAGGAACACTACCGGAAACATTCTCGGTAAGCAGAGCTCTGCACTCTGTATCATCCTTGTATCCACCCTTTACATAATCAACATAAGCGTTGATATACTCGTTTGAGTTTCTTACTTCGAGATTTGTCATTTTGTTAATCCTTTCTTCAACTACGGGAGTAGGCGCAGGAGCTTTCATAACTTCCTCCATAGCCTTCGCCCTTTCTTCGGCCTCTTTGCACAGTTCGGCCTTTCTGTTTTCGAGTTCTTCGAGTTCAGCACCTAAGGTCTCCATCATTTCAGGTTCAGCTTCTTTCAGCTGCTCGGAGATCTCTTTGGATCTGATCTCTACTTCCTCTCTGTTCATTTCTTTGATTTCCATTAGTTTCCTCCTAATGCGTTTGCCCTGGCTATTAGTTCTGCCCTCTTACGCTCGAGTTCTTCGGCCTCACGTTGAAGTCGCTCCGCTTCTTTCATTGCTTCAATCTCTCCGTTGAAGTAATCACGCATTGAGACGCCTATTTCTGTATTAGGGTTTGCCGGGAAAGCCACGGCGGATATGTCATAGACCTTTCTGATACGATCAATAACTCGAGTCCTTGTATCGATATCAAAGTGGTCTTCGGCAACGGAAAATGCGAACGACATCTGCGAGTAGTTACCGACGAATATGTCCTCAGCAACGGATCTCGCAGCTTCTGTCTTCGATAGATCTGTTATGGTGTGGAGTCCGTGTTCGTCCACATCCAACTTGATCGTGTTGTTCTTGGTGCGTGCATATACACGGCCGGTATGATCTAATAAAAAGACGACATCAGACATATCTGCGTCGTCGAAAGCGTGAGGCTCGATTCTTTCCGAGAAATCCTCACCGTCTATCTGCATCAGGACGTAAGGCTCAAATGTCGAGGCATATCCCTCTGCGATGTACTTGTTTTCTTCGGTCTGTTGCATCAGCTCGAAGTTTCTGTATTCTCTATCACTCTTGATCATTAGTTCCTCCTAATTCATCAGCGGGTTTATATTCTCCCCTTATCGGTGCTACCTGACCAGCTCCGTCCGGTAACGGCTCGTAGTTGAACAGTTCTCTTATTTCGTCTATCAGGATGGCTCCTCTGTCTCCGAGTTCCTTCGCCATCTGGACCTTCTGCGGAACTGACATATACTGGAGTCTGTTAGCATTTACTGAGAACGATGTTCCCTGGGCTCTCTCACGCTCGGTGAACATGGCCTTTGTCATCGTCTCGCTGAACTGAATAGCGAACGGCTCAATAGCACCGTCGAAGAACGCCTCCAGCTCCTCACTCTTTGCTTTGTTCTGCATTACTTCTTCAGATACGCCGAAATAGTTCGCCACGTTCGTGTAGATCGCTTTCATCTGCGTCGCATCTACTGTCCACGGCCTTACGTCTATCTGCTTGATATCCTTATAAGTGTTCGGGAACAGAAGGAAGCCGCCCGCTTCACTCTCGAGTGATAAATTCTCCCTTGTAAAGCGAGCACGTTCTAATGCGAGATCCTCGTCATTAGCGAAGTTGTTCAGAGTCGCCATAAAGCGGAATGTTGCGGAGTTCTTTACTCCCTCTTCTATGCCCTGATTCTGTATATGGATGAGTTTCATCGTCTCATCTAAAGCGCAATTAGAATCACCGAAGAAGTCTCTCATATACTGATGTTTCGTAAGGATTGCACACTTGTTGAACTCAACCGCTCCGACCTGTCCGTTATTGAATCTATATCTTAACCACGGCTCGCCCTTATAGTCGATTAGTTCGCATCTCTGCGGAAGGACCGTGTAGTATCCAGTTGTAACCAGGCGATCATCCATTACCGGAACGATGAAGCAGTTATTCGTCACGTCCAGTATGGTTGATGTACGATATAGGAACTGGCTCCATGTCTGCCATTGGTTCGGGCCGAGTTTCATTTTGTTCTGCAACGGCATATTTGCGGTTCCGGTGAACTGCGGTTTTAACTTTGAGATATGCCTTGCCCTTGCATCAATTGCGCTTCTTACTACGAGCGACTCATATATCGCTCCGTTCCAATTGGTGAACGCAGGCCGATAAGCCGTTAAGGTCTTAAAGAAGCCTTGAGCCTCTGTTAAGGCCTTCTCCATATCTTTCGCTTTATCGGGTCTGAAGATCTTGTCGAATAGTGACATTTTTATCCTCTCTTATTCTCGAGCTGCTGCCCGATTTCATTAAAATATTTCTGTCTGACGGTCATCGCATCTAATAGTGCAGCAGTACCGTCTATCCTTGCGGTTTGATTTATTTTGACGAGCCTTCCCCTGCCCCTCTCTACGTTCAGCTTCACGGCTGAGTTCAATAGGTGCATCTTGAGAAGGTCGTTATCGCCTATGTTGAATTTATTGTCTTTTAAGAGGCCCTCTGTCTCCTGGATAACCGGATGCAGATTATCGCCCTGGTATACATCATCGAGATGAAAACCTGCCGCAGACATTTCCTGACAGAGATAAGTCGCCGAGTAGCGGTCATATCCGATCTTAAGCGGATAGATCTTGTACTTCTCTATTAGGTCTGTAAACCATCTGTAGCAGTCGTGATAATCTATGAAGTTATCTCCGGATAGAGTAAGGAAGCCTCGCTTTATGTAGATCTCATACGGCACGCCATCTCTTGCGGTCGCTTCTTCCAGCTTCTCTGTCGGCATAAAGAAGTGAGTGAAGACGTTCAGGATCCCATCACGCTCAATGACGCAAGTACAGGCCGTTAAGTCCGTAGTCTGTGAAAGGTCGAATCCTCCCACGCAGTAACAGTTCCGGAAGTCCTCAAAATGAAGAGGATCCCCGGAAGCCTTCTCTACTACCTGAGCATCGAGCCAGGCAAGAGAACTGTTCTGCTTTATGTTGCAGTATTTCGTGATGAACTCGGCCTTCTTAGAAAGAGATCCTTCTGCTATCGCTATCTCTTCGAGCATATAATCGACGGAAACCGATACGCCCAGGTTCGGGTTTGATTTCCTCAGCTCGTTTATGTCGTTCCACTTGTCGACGTCATCGATCATATAGAGGAACGGAAGCAGCTTCTTCTCTTTCGAGTCGCCCTTTAAAAATCTTGTAGATCTCTTGATGAGCTCATCATATATGGAGTCATTTATGTATCCTGACGTTGAGCAGGATAACAGGATCCCTTCAGGCCGTGCGCCCATTCCGGACTTCATGACCTCATACTGCTTGAGACCCTTGTCTCCCTCCCAGGATGCTATCTCGTCACAAATACATAAACTCGGATTAAATCCGTCTGACTTCTTTGCGCTAAAGGCTATCTTTTTGACGGTGCCGTTGTTGGAAGGGAGATAAAGATCCGATTGCCTATGTCTTGGCATCTCCTCAATAAATCTTTTAGCGTGGTCACTTTGAGCACCTACTCTCTGGCCACGCAAATTGTCCAGCCTCTCTTCGAGTGCTTTGTACTCCGGATCCAGTATAGTCATCTGCCACAAGTTCGAATAAATGATGTCCGCCTGATCCAGCTTAGGAGCGAGCGTGTAGATCTTCGAACCGTAGCCTCCATCCACCATCCAAATATATTTAGCTATTGCTGCCGCAAATAAAGACTTGCCGTTCTTCCTCGCTACTATCAGCAGCACTTCCCGGAACTGTCGCAGACCATTCTCATCGACCAGACCGAATATGCACGACACCAGAGCCTTCTGCCAGAGCTCCAGCTTAAAAAGCCCCGGTGCCAGCGGTCCTTCGGTATGGAACGTATGGTTTTCTATCCAGTCGATAGCCTGATTCGCCTTTTTTATGTCAAAATAAAAGGACTTCTCTTCGAGTCCCTTGTTGATGTATTCATAAATCAGGCGGATCCATTTGCCGGTCTCGATAGATCCGTTCTTTATCTGTTGATAGTAAGATAAGATGTAGTTAGTCAAGTCATCTTGCACCTTTCTCGTGCCATCTTCGGGCAAATCTGTAAAAGAAAAG